AGAACAGGTACAGTAGACTGGGATACAACTCCAAAGACAGCTACATTTACTGCTGTGTCTGGAGATGGATTTTTTTGTAATACAACAGGTGGTGTTTTTACTTGTAATTTACCAGCAGGTTCTTCTGGAGCAATAGTTTCACTTGCAGATTATGCAGGTACTTGGCAAACAAATAATTTAACAGTTTCACCAAATGGATCAGATAAAATTGGTGGAACAAATGCTAATGTAGTTTTAAATACAGAAGGTCAATCAGTAACATTTATATTCGTTGATTCAACACAAGGTTGGATTAATGTTCAAGATTCAACTTCTAATGAGAGAGCTCAAAGTTTTGTTGCTGCAACTGGTGGTACAGTTTTAACTAATGGTAATTTTAAAACACATATTTTTACAGGACCAGGAACATTTTGTGTTTCATCAGCAGGAGATGCTGGTGGTTCTAATTCAGTAGATTATTTAGTTATAGCTGGTGGTGGATCAGCAGGACCATCAATATCTGGTGGCGGTGGAGCAGGTGGGTTTAGAATATCTAATAGTGTAGGATGTATTCCTGCACCAACGATGTCTCCATTAGTTGCTCCTGCTAATTTACCTGTTTCAGTACAGGGTTATCCTATTACAGTTGGAGCAGGTGGTTCGGCAAGTGCCGGTGGTGTTTCTACTTTTTCATCTATTACTTCAGCAGGTGGTGGAAATCCAGGTGGTTATGGACCAGTAGGAGTATCAGGAGGTTCAGGAGGAGGTGGAAATGCATCGTGTACACCTAATCCTCCAAGAGCAGGAGGTTCAGGTAACACACCTCCAGTTAGTCCGCCACAAGGTAATAATGGAGGCGTTTCAAGTAATACTAATACTGGTGGCGGTGGTGGCGGTGCAGGTGCGGTAGGGGGACCAGGTGGTGGTAGTGCTGCTCAAGGAGCAACCGGAAGTTATTTAGCTGATTCTTTCGTCGGACCAACAGCTCCTAGTTATGGTACGCCTGGACCAGTAAGTTCAACAAGATATTTTGCAGGTGGGGGTGGAGGTGGAATAAGAACACCAGGTGCTTCTCCAAGTGCTCCTACTGCTGGAACTGGTGGAGGAGGTTATGCTAGAGCAAACACCACTGGAACAAATGGAACAACTAATACAGGTAGTGGTGGAGGTGGAGGAGACTATGATGGAACTAGCCATTCTGGTGGTTCTGGAGGTTCAGGTATAGTAATGATAAGGTACAAATTTCAATAGGTAAATTATGAGTGAAGTAAAAGTAAATAAAATTAGTCCAAGAACAAATTGTGGGACAGTAACTGTTGGAGATTCTGGAGATTCAGTATCGGTAACAGCAGGTGTTCCAGTAACAGTAAATAATAATTTAACAGTATCTGGAGATTTAAAATCTGCAGCTTTAAAAGCAGCAGATGGTGGTGTAATTATAAGTCAATCTGGAACTACGGTTACAATTGGTGCTTCTGGTGATACAGTATCACTTGCAAGTGGTGCTTCTCAAACAGGGTTTGGAAGAGCAGGATCTGTAAATTGGCAAACTTCAATTAAGACAGCAACCTTTACTGCTACTTCAGGAGAAGGTTATTTTTGTAATACTTCTGGTGGAGCTTTCCAAGTTAATTTACCAAGTTCACCTTCTGCAGGAGACATTGTTTCTGTAGCAGACTATTCTAGTTCTTTTGGAACTAATAATTTAACTATTGGTAGAAATAGTTCTAATATTCAAGGAAGTGCTGCAGATGTAGTTTTAACTAATGATGGTATATCAATGACTGTTGTTTATGCAGATGCAACAAAAGGATGGATTGTTGTAGCTGACGGTGATTTAGCAAACAAAGACGCAAGTCCAGAATTTGTTTCTGGATCAGGAGGTAGTGAATCTACTTCTGGAGATTATAAAATTCATTCATTTACCGGTCCTGGAACTTTTACTATTACTAATGCTGGTAACACAGGTGGAAGTAATAAAATAGATTATATGGTAGTTGCTGGCGGCGGTGGCGGTGGCGGTGAAGACGGCGGCGGTGGCGGCGGTGGCGGCGGAGGTTATAGAGAATCACAACGACCTGAAGCTGCACCTTTATATACAGCTTCACCTTTACATACCAACACATCTTTAGAAGGTCTTGCTGCTACAGCTTATCCTATAGTTGTAGGTGGTGGAGGAGCTGGTGCTCCAGGATCTGGTGCTGCTGTTGGACCTAGAGGTGTTAATGGATCGAATTCAAGTTTTAGTTCAATTACTTCAGCTGGTGGCGGCGGAGGAGGTGGTGGCTCAGGTCACCCTAGTGGAAATATTAGAGCAGGAGCTGCAGGTGGTTCTGGTGGTGGTGGATCAAGATCAGGTGGAGCAGGTGGAGCAGGAAATACACCTCCTGTATCTCCTGCACAAGGAAATAACGGTGGTGCTTCAGGTGGTGCTGGAAACTGTGGTGGTGGCGGAGGTGGTGCAGGAGCAGTAGGAGCAAGTGCAGGTACTCCTTCTAATGGTGGTGGAAATGGAGGAGCTGGAACAGAAACAAATATTACAGCAAGTGCATTACAATTTTCTGGAGGTGGAGGAGGAAACTCTGAATCTGCAGGACCAAGAGGAACTGGTGGACCAGGTGGTGGTGGAGCTGGAGCTGGAAATCCAGGAGCCCCTCCTTTAACTGCAGGACCAGGTGGAACAAACCAAGGTGGTGGTGGAGGTGGAATAGACACTAATGGATCATCAGGAAATGCTGGAAATGGCGGATCTGGTAGAGTAATAATAAGGTACAAATTCCAGTAGTTGAATGAATAAAATTTATAATATATAATAGGAGATAATTATGGCACATTTTGCAAAACTCGGAGCTAACGGAAAAGTTATTCAAGTATTAACTTTAGATAATAAAGATATGTTGAATGCTGATGGCGTTGAAGATGAAACAGTAGGACAACAATATTTAGAGACACATAATAATTGGCCTGCACAAATGTGGATTCAAACATCTTACAATACATCTGGTGGAAAATATCGAAACCAAGATGGTACTGAAGGAGATGTTTCAAAAGCATTTAGAGGAAACTACGCAGGTATAGGTTATACTTGGGACGAAGATGATCAAATCTTTTGGCCTCAAAAACCTCACGCATCTTGGGTAAAAAATAATTCAGAAGCTAGATGGCAATCACCAATCGGTGATGCTCCAGCATTAACAGAAGAACAAGAATCACAAAATACAGCCGATACTCATTCTTGGTCTTACGTTTGGAATGAAGCAAATACAACTTGGGACTTGACAGACAACAAAGCATAAATTAAAAACGGTGGTGGTATGCAGAGACAAGTCTTAACAGAGCAATCATTATATTATGGTGATGTCGATATGCCGAAAGGTTTTGAGATAGACCAAGAAAAACTTACCAACGATATTTTACAATCAACTTTTAACTCTAAAGAATTTCCATTCTCAAGAACTTGGGATATGTTAAATACATATATGAGAGATCACGTTGGTCTTGAGTATGGTGTAAATTTAGTTAACAAAGAAACGTGGGGAAATATCTATAAACCTGCAGAAACAACTATTCCTTTATTAAATATTGATCCAGTGGATTTACGTAACTCTCCAGACTTTACATTATTATATGGTGTAAAAGTCAAAGACTGTATGGTTAGAATACACTTTGAAGATAACAGACGTAAAGGTAGAAGTTGGGATGTAGAACTTAAAAATAATATGTTCATTATGTTTCCATCAACTAATATGTATTACTTAACTAACAATCAAAAAGATTCATTAAACTTTGTACAAACAATAACTTATGAATATATCTAATTACTATTGGCATTTTCCTGCAGCACTCACACCAAAGTTTTGTGATGATGTAATAGCTTATGCAAATTCACAAGAAGAAGTTATGGCTAGAACAGGTGGCTATGGAGATAAAAAATTAGATAAAAACCAAGTTAAAAATATGCAAAGAAAAAGAAAGTCAGATTTAGTATGGCTTAATGATACTTGGATATACAAAGAATTACACCCATACGTTCACGAAGCAAATAGAAATGCAGGTTGGAACTTTGA